GCCCGCCTCCGACCCGTTGCCGCGCGGGATGCGCATGAACTCGTCGGCCCACTCGTCTACCTGCAGCGCGGGGTCAGGCAGCAGCCCCGCCGCGAAGCCGGACTGGAACGCCAGGAAGCCGTCGGCCATGTTGCCCATTAGCCCATCGCCCTCGCCAGGTCGTCGGTTGTCATCTTTGCGACGTCATCAAGCACCTGGCGCAGCGCAGCCGAAAGACGCTGCTCGATCTCCCATGCGTCGGACAGGTGCGACACCTCCGGCGCCAGCTTCGTCGGCACGCCCAGCACCGCGTCGCGCAGCATGCGACCGATCCGCATGGCCGCCTCCTCCACCCGCTTGCGCTCCACCAGGTCACCTTCCATCTGCCGCCGCTTCATGTCCGCGATCGCCGCTTCCGACTGCTCACGCAGCGTGCGCGCATCCCAGTACGCCGACCCGTCGCCGCCCTCACCGCCGCTGCCGCCTCCAGCAGCCGGTTGCCCGCGCTCACCCTTCGGCGCATTGGCCCGCTGCGACTGCAGGGGGTCGGTGTTCTTCGCCCACTGGATGTCCGCCACCTCCGGGTCGATCAGCTTGCGCCCGTTCTCTCCCGGGATCGTCGTGATGCGCCCCTTCTCGACGGCCTTCCTGACCGCTTCCTTGCTTACCCCGCGTCGGCGCGAGTATTCGGCCGGCGTAATCAACTCAGGCATTCGTCAACCCCTCCCATGACACCCAAACAGTCAACTCCACCCGGCCCCAGGAACTAGCGAAAACCCGCGGTCGTTTCGCGCCGTGGGTGGATTTGGCCAGGAGGACCCGTGAACCCAGTGGCCCCCTGCTCGCATGACACATCGATGCGATGGGATCGAGGCTTCTCACTTGACGTACCCCTTGAGAACCGAGCGCAGTTCGCGTTCGAAGTTGGCGGGGAACTTGTCGAGCATGACCTGCTTCACAACCTTGTTGACGCGTCGGGTGTTGAACATTTGGCCGATGTCGATGGTGTTGAGCGCCTTGATTGGCAGTCTATCCTTGCCGGTGCGGATGAACACGGTGCGGCCCTGGTTGCCGACGAATGCTCCCTTGATGGCTTTCTTGCCGCCGCCGCGCTTGATCTGGAACTGCAGCTGGCCTGCCAGGTCGGTGCGGCCGCTTCGCTTGCTGCTGGCCTTGCTGACCATTCCCTTGGTGACGAACGCAATGAGGTTCATTGAGCGGCCCGGGCCCCTCTTGGTGGCTTCCAGGGTGGCGACGAATCGGAACGCACCCCCTCGGGCCGAGGCCTTGTAGACCTTGAGCCTATCCTTTGCCGTGCCCACGCTTACCCTGAACTCTCGGCTGATCTGACGGGCCATCTGTGTCTTGCCCTGGTCGATGGTCTTGTTGATGGCCCGCACCACGGCCTTGTTGCCCACATCGAGGGACAGGCGGTCCAGCTTGGCGGCCACTGCCGGGAAGTTGTTGCGTACGCTGATCGTGGTCATGCCGCCTTCCTTTCGGCTGCGGAGATTGCACGCATGCGCGACTCGGCATCGCGCACGGTGGATTCGAAGCGGCGAATGCCTTCCGCCCGGGTGGCCAGCCAGGCAGCCCAGCAGGCGATCAGCTCGGCATCCTTGCGCTCGACCACCAGGCGCACGCCACGGTCTGCCTCAGCCAGCTCGGCTTCGGTCCAGCCGTCGACATCCTTCCACTGGCGGCGCACCAGGATGTAATCCGCGCGCATCGTGTCCAGATCAGCTTTCATAGATCGAGCTCCAACAGGTCGGATATATCGGGACCAGGCGAGGCATCGTCGGCATGGATCGAATCGGGATCAATGCGGGCCTGCTCGGTGAGGCGGATGCGATAGGCCCAGTAGGCAACGTCCCGCAGGCGGCTTGCCAGCGTCAGGGCGCGCTTGTTGATGGCTGAGCGCTGTGCTCGGGTGAGTTTTTCGGGCATCACAGATCCTTTCCAGCAGAGGTTAGGAAGGTTGGGCAGAGGTTGGGAAGGCTGGAATGCCCGTAAACAGGGCGTCTTCCTAACCTTCCTAACCTTCCTAACCTGAAATGAGGTGTTGTATGTGTAGCGTGTGTTACGCACGCGCGTATACGTGCGTGCATGGCACGCGCTACACATAAGGGAAAGCAAAACAGGTTGGGAAGGTTGGGAAGGTTAGGAACCCCCTTTATCCATGCGGGTTGCAGGCTTCCCAACCTGCTCCCAACCTTCCTAACCTCGGGGCTAGAATGGTGCGCCATCGCGCCCCCCTTCTCCGGGTTGAACGCCACCTACGCGCGCGGTTTCCCTTGCCGGTGGCGTGTACCAATAACGGACCATGCCGTTACGCTTTTCGATGCGCCCACAGCCAAGCTTGCGCAGGGCGATGCCGATGCGCGTCTGCATGTCTCGGGTGAGCTTGCTGGCGTCCATTTTGAGCCCCTCGAAGGCCGCCATAGCCGCCGAAAATGGCTTGGGATGCATTGCCGTGTCGTACTGGTCGAAGACCCAATCGTGCAGCGCGTCGACCAGCGATTCTCCTTGCTCGCGCTTCAGCTGCTCGGGGTCGAAATAAATGCGCTGCTCTTCCCCGGTCGGGTAAAAGCGCTCATCCTGCTGGAAGCGCACGAATGCCTCGGCGAACAACTGGTCGCGCACCTTGGCCAAGCCGGAAAGATCGATGTCTCCCACCTCGATCGGCCAAAAACGCCGGCCTCCGGTTGGGTCTTTGTTCCACTCCCACTCATTGGTGGAACCGGCGAACACCCCCTGGCGCGGCACCTTGATCTGGCGCCGGCCGTACACCGGGCGATATTCATCCACCTGGCGCGACAAAAACGACTTCTGTTTGAGCGATTCAGTGCGGGCCAGCGATCCCAGCTCGGGGAACTCATACAGCCACTTGCCCTGCAGCGCAGCCATCGAATCCTTGTTGTGCAGATCGATGTCCGTATCGCCGAACCACTCCCCGCCCAGGATCGACAGCGCAGTCGACTTGCCGCGCCCCTGGATGCCCTCGAACACCAGGCAGTAATCAAACTTCACCCCGGGGCGCATCACCCGCGCGATCATCCCCAGCAGGAACCATGCGGACACCCGCATCGTGTAGTCGGTGCGCGGCACCCCCATGTAGTCGTCCAGCCAGTGATCGATGCGCGCGACACCGTCCCACTTCAACGACCGCAGCCAGTCGCGCACCGGGTGGAACGCAGCCGCACGCCCCAGCACCTCGATCGCCTCGGCCACCACCATCGAAGACGGCGTAAAGCGGTATTTGCGCGACAGCCACATCGCCGTGCGGCTGTCGTCAGTGCCGTCCCACTCGCCCGCGGCACCACCCTGGTAAGGAGGCGCGGCGCGCTTCACAGTGCGCTGGGCGAACTCATCGAACGCCACCACCCCCAGCCATGCCTCATCGTTCAGCAGAATGTCGTACACGTTCGCCAGGCACGTCTTCAGGTCACCCTTGTCGTAAAGCAGCTTCTTGCGCCAGTCCGGCATATCGTCGGGCAGCGAAGAAGGCTTGCCCCCCCCACCCGGCTGCGCACGCACCCGTGCTGCTTTCGCCGCCTTGGGGGGTTGCCAGCCGGCATCCATCGCCAGCTTGAAAATCGTCGCGCCCGTTACGCCCTTGCCCGGCTCAAAGCTCTTCCAGTGCGTCGCCACCTGGCCGCTGCCCGGATACTTTGAAGACTTGGCCGACCACGCATCGAACACATCGAACGCGCCCGTGCCCAGCTCCGAGCAGATCGCCATCCCAATGTGTATCCAGTCGTCGTAGCCGCACTCCGGCGAGATGAACGCCAATGCGCTCTCAACCTTCGCGCGGCCCTCCAGGGCAGGCGCAGGGGCCGAGGATAGTTTCCCGGTGGCTGCGAGCTTCTTCCCGCTGTCCACCGTCGCCTTCAGGCGTTTGAGCACCTTATCCGGCAGCGGGCTCACATCACCTGGCGTGGCCGGATAGCGCTTGCCCGTAAAGGTGAAGAACTGACGGCCGCAGAACACCTCCACGCCCACCTCGTTCGACTTGAACGTCTCCGTCTCGCCCGAGCAGATGATGTGCACCCCCTTGCCGCTGGGGGAGAATTCCGTGTAGCTGTTGCAGTTGGCGACGATCGCCGCCCCTCGCTCGGTCATCAGCCCGGTGGCCGGATCGAACATCCCGTCGAGGTCAACCCCGATCAGCCCGTCGCCGGGAAGGAAGGCAAAGCCCACCCCCGTCCAGCGAGTGCCTGCCTTCTCCACCGCTGCGCGCGCCGTGGATAGGTCCACCAGGGCTGCGCGATCGGCGTCCGACCCCTGCTCACCCGTCCGACGCCCGCCCGCCGCGTAATACGGCACCTTGCGCGGCTTCTTGTCGCCAGGCTTCGACTCGAAGCGCCACACCAGCCACTGCGCTCGCGCAGCCAGCGAGGGGGGGATCGCATCGAACATCACTGCGTCTGTATCAATCTTGTCCTGCACGCCATCCCCTCGGCCGTTGCCGGCTCGTTTGTGTTCTGATTCCCGGTTGCCAACAGCGCGCGCGCCTCGGCAAACCAAACGTCAGCCGCCTTGGGCCGACGCGGAATAACATAAGCCAGCGCCCACATACGGCGCAGGTGCGGATTGGTGATCACAGACTGACGACGGCTCAAGACACCGCCTTCAGGTTCGCCCGCGATTCCAGAGACTCGATGCGCAGCGCCATGCGCTCCATCACCGCAGCCGCCTCGATAAATTTGCGCTTCAGCTCAGCCGCCTCATCCAGCGGCTCCACCGGCGTTGCCTGGTAGCCAATCTCGGCGGCCAGCCAACCCATCGCCGTGTGATCGCCCACCCCGCGTGCGGCACGCAGCAGCGCCACCACCTGGTGCGGGTGAAAACTGTGCGGGCGGTCTGGGTTCAGGCAGTCCGACACCCATTGGGCCAGCCGGTCCACCGTCATATCGTTGCCGCGCAGCAGCGGCCCCACCTTTTTCGGCCCACCCAACACGCTGACCACATAGCGCAGCGCATCGTCCACATCATCAAAAAACAGCGGCGTCTGGTTCACTTGCGACCCCCTGCGAAAATCACGCAAAGCCACGCATAGGCCTTGCGCGGACAAAAAAATAGAGTGGGACCCATGGATTCCACTCGCACAATTCAGAAAAAAAGCCCCGGCCTGGAAAGCGCCGGGAAAGGAAGGGAGGAGACAGCCATGCGAGGCTGCGCGGCAGATTTTTTAATCCCGCCATCTGCCAGGGCTGGAAAGTTGAATTCGGGATCATGCGGCGCGCACCACCGGGTCACACGGCCGGCGCAACTCATCGGGCAGCGCGTCGCACGGGTGCGGGTAGAGATCAGGACGCAGCTGATGCGGGGTAACCTGCCATCCGGCCAGGGTGCAAACCGCGAGCACGCGATCGGACGGCACAATCTGCCACTGTGAAACAGCCCCGCGACTCAGGCCGAGTGCTTTCGATAGCGCAACGACCCCGCCCGCCTTTTTCGCAACGTCTTTAATGTCCATCCGGGTAGTCTAGTCATGCTATACACGCAAAGTCAAGTGCTTCTAGACCATTATGGTTTAGGTTTGCTGTACGCTTCCCTTATGAGCATTGGGGCTAGACTTCGACAACTACGCACTTCGCACTCCATGAACCAGGAGCAGCTCGGCGAACTGTGCGGCGGAGTTACAAAGGGCATGGTCTCCCAGTGGGAGCTGGATATTGTCACTCCGCCAACGGATCGCCTGCTTGAACTACACAAGCACTTGTCTTTCTCCTTCGACTGGTTGCTGAACGGCGGGACCGTGTACAGCACCAGCAACCCTAAGATCGGGGCCGCCATGACGGTCATGGAACAAAGCGCGGATTACGTTCAGGAGGCCGCCGTCAAGGCGGTACTTACGACTTGTGAACTCGCCGCGCGAGCCAAGGCCAACGGCAGCACACACGGCTAGGGTGCTGCGACTGGCGATCCAGCTAGAATTCAAGTTCGAATAACAAAAGAGGAATCGGCCATGACGGGAAACACAAAGGGGCCAGACGAAAAACACTGCCATGAGTGCGGTGAGATCATTCGAGCCAAAGCCGAAATATGCCCCAAGTGCGGAGTCCGGCAACCCGCGATGATGGGCGTGCAGTCCGGGATACCCAACCAGCGCCGCTGCACCGCGTGCGGATTCACAGGCCAAATGAAGACCTGGCTGCGCAACTACAACGGCCCGCAGTTCATCGCCATCCTGCTGTTGCTACTTTGGGTCATCCCCGGCCTGATCTTCATCGCTTGGGGGTGGGGTAAGTACAAATGCCCGAGCTGCGGAAAAGTCGCCGAGAACACGCCCGCATGAAAATGGTGCGCCTTATTGCCATTGCCCTGGTTGCTGTCGCGCTCAGCGCTTGCGCAGGCACCGCATTCAAGTGGGATTCAGCGCGGCAGATCAAAACCGGCATGAACGAACAGGAAGTCACCGCGCTTATGGGGCCACCCTATCTGGTGCAGAGCAAACGTGACGGGGTGATCTGGGTGTGGAGCTACGCCGACGCCTTTGCCGGCGCAAAAACCGTGTCCGTCGTGTTTGTCGACGGCAAGGTGTCCGAGCCTCCCCCCATCCCCGCCTCATTCAGATAGGCGACGCCATGACCCCCTCAATCCAACCGACCGTCGTTTCCACAATCAAGGACGCGGAAAAAAACATTACCTATCGGATCGTCGCCTACCGCACGCTGACGTACGCAGAGAAGGTTTCCGCAGTGCAGGCCTTTCTTGCACAGCGAAAAAAGCCAAGGCTCAAAGCCGGGTCAACCATCACGATGGTGACCATCATCGGCCACGACGCACCTGGCGCCTGATCCAGCGTAGCTTCCCCGCCGTAAGCATCATTCCGCCGTTACGACGGTACTCTTGCAACACGGCCCGCCACAACCTGGCGGGCAATGCACGCACGCCCGCGTAAGCTACAACAGCCTCCATTCCTGACTCCTTTTTGACACGCCCACATCGGGCGCTGCTTCATTGTGCCATAAAAGTCTAGCGGAACTTGACTTCTAACGTATAGCAGTCCTATACTTCAATCACCCCGGAGCCGCGCGCCCAAGTTGGCGCACCCCAAGCGGCAGACGTGATGGGCATAACCCCATCCCACGGTCAGAACATCGGCTAGGAGCGACACGAAGACGCAGGGTGAAGGCGGGGAAGCGATCAACAGCAAAGGAGACGCATCATGGCAGTGAGCAATTTTGAACGTGCAACAAACCGCCTGCAGGCTGCAGGCACTCGCCCCTGGCAGCCCGACCACGCCGCCTGCCGCACCGCCCGCTGGGTAAGCGATGCCGAAATGCCGCTGGAGCTGCAGCGCGACGCCGCCCGCATGGACGCGATCATCGCCGCCTTTGCCATTGGCGCACTGCTGGGCTTTGTGGTGGGGGGCGTGGTATGAGCCAACCCATCATCATCCCCGTCATCGTCACCACCCGCTGGCAAGAGGCCCACGCCGCGCCCAGCCTGGGCCGCTGGCGCAGTCTCACCCAGATGCTGTCCGACATGGTGGTGAACAGCTCGGTGTATTCGCCCAACGCGCCCATCGTGGACGACCTGCGAACCCTGGCGCACGTGGCGCACGTGGCGCACATCCACCAGCTCGGCATGCAGCCGGCGCAGATCGAGGAGGCAGCATGAGCAAAATATACGTGCTGCGAGACCCGAACGTGTTCGGGTTCCCGCGCGTGAGCCATCCTCAACTGAACACCATCCGCGCGCTGGAGGACAGAATTGCCGACTACGAAAACACGTGCTCACGCTGGAAGCCGAGCCGCGTGACGATTTCCGGTGAGGCTGCGCACCTCTTGTCCGATGCTGCCGACGAATACGGGATCAGTCCACGCGAGCTGCTGGAGGCGATGGTTCATCACGGGTTTTCTGGCCTCAATCGGCCCGGATCGTGGGAAGCAGCGACGCCGTTCCATCCGCGTACATACCACGGTGAAAACGTGATGGCCGACCGCTGGTTTCGGTAAGGGGGCTGGCGATGAAACTCCAGGTCAACAACTCCGGCGCATGGCGCGACGTCATCCGCTTCGATGCCGGAGACGAGGCATACATCCGGCTGCAGGCGGCCAACCTGCTGCGGCTATCCGACGGCAAAGCCAGCATGCGCATTGCCGACGACCAGAACACCGCCACCGCGCGCTGCATCGCCCCGGAATTCGTATGGGTAAACGCCGGATGAGAAAACGCGGCGCCCACTTCCGCAGGCGGATCGACCCCGCAGCAGGCCTGCAGGCCATTGCCATGCAGCACCCGCTCGACACCAGCCAGAAGACCGACCTGGGCGTGGCCCTGCGCGTATCGCTTGAAGCACTGCGCACCGGCCGCGCCACCGAACAGGAATTCCACACCCTGGCCGCCGCCATCAACGTCAGCCTGGTGCTGTGCGAACGCGGCGCCGGCGGCGAATACGAAGCCACCATCAAAGGCGCACAGAAAGCCCTGTTGCGGCTGTGGCAGCGCGGCAAGCAAACCGGCCGCTGGGTGATGGACGGCCCCGGCCTGCACCACGCCATGCAGTGCATCGACCTGCACGAAGCCCAGATCGCCATCGTGTCGCGCCAGGAAGCCGCCGACGCCATGCGCGAAGTCAAGCGACGCATCCAACGCGGCGACGTGTTCGAGGAGCAGCGCGCATGAAGCATTACACCCGCTGGACCGAAGCCGAAGACACCATGCTGCGCGAGCTGTACCTCACCCTTAGCGCCGGTCAAATCGCCCTGCGCATGGGGCGCACCATGCCTGGCGTAAAAAACCGGATCAACCATCTGCGCCTTAAAAAGCCAGCCGGCATCACCAACCCCGGCTGCTTCATCGCCGGCCAGGCGGCGTGGAACAAAGGCATGAAAGGCCTTTCGCTCGGCGGCGAGGCCGGCTGGTTCAAACCCGGCAACCGCAGCGGGCGCGCCATCGAGATATACCAGCCCATCGGCACCGAGCGCATCAGCAAAGACGGCTACCGCCAGCGCAAAATCAACGACGCCATGCCCCTGCACAAACGCTGGCGCGGCGTCCACATCATCGAGTGGGAAGCCATCAACGGCCCCCTGCCCAAAGGCCACGCCCTCACCTTCATCAACGGCGACAAAACCGACTGCCGTCTCGACAACCTGGTGTGCATCACCCGCCGCGAACTCATGCTGCGCAACACCGTGCACAACTACCCACCCGAACTGCGCCAGGTGATCCGCCTCAAGGCCGCGATCAGCAAACGCATCGCCACCCGCATCAAAAAGGAGCAACAGGCATGAGCCACACCATCAACGACCTGCGCGGACACCTTTTCGCCACCCTCGACGGGCTGCGCGACAAAGACGCCCCCATGGACATCGCCCGCGCAAAGGCCGTGGCCGACGTCGCCCAGACCATCATCAACACAGCCAAGGTCGAAGTCGACGCCATGCGCCTTGCCGGCAACAAGGCCAGCACCGGATTCCTCGGCCTTGAAGCCCCCGCGCCCGAACCCGCAAAACCCGTCCAGGGCAAGATCGTGGTGCGCGACGACGCCAACGGCAAAACCACCGTCGAACAGCGCGGCGGCATGACCATCACCCGCCACACGGCCAAGTGATCACCATGACCCACATCGCCCTGTTTCTGTCGGCATTCTTCACCGTTTTTCTGCTCGGATTTCAGCAGAAGAATGTCCACGGCGAACACTACCTCGCCGCCATCGTCACCAGCGTCGGCATCGGTAGCGCCCAGATATTCCTGTGGCGCCTGGTCCCCCAGGCCGACATGGGCCAGATCGCCGCCACCCTGTGCGGCGGGCCGGTCGGCATCGTGGCGGCGATGTGGATTCATCCACGGCTGATGCGGCGGCGTAACGCCTGAATTGGGCGCAGGCCCATAGAGGAACGAAATGGATCACCAAGAAGCAAGCCAAAGGTGGTGCCCGTGGCGACCACTGGAGTATGTGAAGGAAGGGCGCGGCATTGCCAATTACCGGGTAGACGAGAGTTTTTCGCTTGGCACGAACAGCCGGTGCATCACGTTTGATTGCATGGCATGGCGCGACAACGAGTGCATTCGGTTGATGGTGCCCAACATTCAAGATCAGCCGGGCCGCACTGGCTGATGCAAAGACAAACACGCTCTGCGGCCTCGGCTGGATCGCAGGGTTAGGCTGAACTTACAGGAAAGGACAGAGAAAATGAAAAAGTGGATAGGTAGAGGTTTGATAGCCGCGCCGTTGATAGTTTTGTTTGCGACTGGAGTGGCGACAAAAGGATGGACCGAAACCTTAATTGGATGGGGTTTGATAATTGTCTTTTTAGGAATGATTGCTGGCGGCATGGCGTTACTAGATGACGATGCCTAACGGCTGAATTCAGGGGCGGGCGGCTTTTCGCCCGTCCCGCTGGAATGATTTGTTAGAAGGATGACACATGCGAGCATGGATTGTTGAAGGGCCAACAGGCGTATTACTCCCGCAAGCCGCTGGCCGCACTAGAAAAGAAGCCATCCACAATATGCGTGAGTGGTGCGATTGGATTTTGCACCCAACATGGGCGCAGTTGAGAAAAGACGGCTTTAAGGCAGTGAAGGTTGAGATAACCAAGATGCCTTCTAACGCATGAGTTGTGGGGCCGGCTGAAAGCCGGTCCCGCACGAACGCCGGGTTGGGCTACAGGCGCATCTACAGGAGAGAACCGTGGGAATAGTTGAACGACTGAGAGCCGCAGACGAAAACAGCCAGCAGCGCATCATGGGAAGCCGCATATTCGGAGAAGCGGCAGACGAGATTGAGCGACTGACGGCTGCGCTAAAGAAGGCCAACGAACAAGCCGAGCACTTCGAACGCGAGTGGTATTCGCGCGGCGATGCGCTGGAGGACATTGCGACGGCGTACTACAGCGCCCCCGAAGTGCTGCGCGAGAAGGCTGCGCTCGCGCTCAGGGTGCCCAACAAATAGGTAAGGGGGCCGCTTTAGCGGCTCCCGCTTGACCGCCGTGTTATGCCACGGCAACAACTTGGAGAGAACGATGCTTTACTACCAGACAGATTCACAACCGCACATTAAGCGGCACCACGTAGACGGCCCTGTGCTTTGCCTGCGGGACGGGAGAATGCACTGGCTCACGTTGTGGGAGCGGCTGCTGCTCGCGCTGAACAAGACCGACGCACTTACCCTTGAGCGGAAACATTGGGGGCATAACCAGAGGACAGAAAATGAGCAATGACGAAACTTACGCGCTGATTGACGAAACCAGCAATATGTTGCGCGGCATGACGCTAGACCCTGCTATCCCGCAGCACGCAAAGAGTGCGATGTGGCCGCAAATCCAAAAGCTGGAAGAAGCCCTGGAAAAGCTGGCAGACGGACTAGGGGCATAACGCAAAAGTCAGCGGCGCCGGTACGGCGTCCGCTGGACTGCCGGGTTCGGCGGCTGGTGATTCTGAGAAAGGATAGAGCGATGAACCATGATCATGATGTGAAGGCGCTAGTAGATGCTGTTGCGCGGCGAGCGCAATGCCTGCCAGAAGAGGTCGAGTGGTACTCATGGCCGCAGGTATTTGGCACGACCGCTGGCCCGTGCGGCGGCATCGGCGGCTGCACGATGACGACGTTTCAGGTTTTCGCATTCGATGCTCCAGGCGAGAAGACCCTGTACTGCGCTGGGAAGTGGCGCAAATGGAGCGGCGAGTTTCAGCAGGCATGGTGACGCCGAACGGCTGAATTGAGGGGCCGCGCGCTTTTTGCGCGGTCCCGCTCGGATGATGTGTTCGGCACCGGAACTAACCACTTGGAGATAACGATGGAAAACATTTGTGAGAACGAGCACCGCCGACCGGCCGACATGATCGGCGGTGTGTGGAGCGAACTGGAGCGCGCACTGGCGAAGTTCCCGACATGGCCCACTGACCCGCTGCACGCGCTGGCGGTGCTGGGTGAGGAATTCGGCGAACTGACCAAGGACGTGTTGCAGATGACCTACGAACCCGGAAAGACCAATGCCGAGAACGTGCGCAAGGAAGCGATCCAGACCGCCGCGATGGCTTTGCGGTTTGTGGCAAGCCTCGACGCTTATATTTACAAGGCCGGAGAGCAGCACCGGCAGGAGCAGTGGCAGGCAACACAGGACGCCTATCACGCAGGCGGTGGGCTGCACCCGTGCTACGACTGAGGGTGGGGCCGAACAATAAGTAGGGGGAGCGTGCAAGGTATGGCATACAGAAAAACACGGCGCAGCACTGAAACCCTGGCGAAGATGCGGGCCGGGCGCGATGCCACGCGCATGGACAAACCAGCGCCAGATTATCCACCGGACAGGCCAGAACTGCGCCGCCGCATCGTCATCACCGACTACGACTTCGGCGAGCGCGTCCACACGCTCGACCTATACCGCACCAGTCGGGTGGACTGCTACCGCGTCCACGTCGACGGAAAGCCGTGGAAAGCGCGCATCGGATGGTCGAAGATTCTTGAAGGCTTGCGCAAGAGCCTGCCCAGGGTTGGGGCA